TCCTATAGAAATTCTTTCTAGTGGCGCTAGAGGTTTGTCTGGCCTAATAAGATCAGTATCTCCAACTGCCGCTAATACTCGTATGTTATTGCGTAGTGTGATGGATGATGTTGGTGCGGCTAATCTTGCTGGCGCTAAGCGTGAAGAAGTCATGCGGCGTATTAACGAACTGCGTAAGGCTCCATTTACTACTGATGCACAGAAAAAGCTTTATGACGTTCTAGCTAATGATGTGCAGACAATGACGGGCGCTGCTGCACAAGAAGCGCGAGCATTAGAACGCTCTGGAACCCGTGAAGGTTTAGAAGCTCAGCGTAGAGCAAAAGGTTTTGCTGGCTTGAGTGGTGAAGTAACAGAAACAAAAGCAACTATCCTGCAACGCGCTAAAGATTCGTTACGCAATCTAGGTGACGCTACACGCGAACTATCAGACGTTGGTAGAACCCTAAGAGATAGGATTGTTGCTAGGTTTGATGAGCAATCATTGGCTAGGTCTAATGCTTACTTAGAGCAAAAAAAAATACGCGATGATGCAGTACAAGCAAAAGAAGGTAATGGAATTCTTGTTAATTCATTGCCTGAATTTAAAACAATGATTAGTGATCTACGCAGCAAGTTGCTGATAGGTCAGGAAGCAAGAAAGCAAACTACTGCTCCTGTGACGGAGAAAGGATTGCTAAATGCTTACAACAATATCTATGAGGCCGTAAGTGGTCGCAGAGTAATGGCTGGAGTAAATGAACAAGGCAATCCTGTTTATAAGACTTACCCAAGTTCGTTTGAAGCTTTGGATGCTGTACGCCGCAAGCTTGGTGATGTTGCGTTTGGTAAAGAAGTTGCTGGCTACGAAGGTTTAACTCGCAAGGTTGCTGAAGACTATTACATAAAGCTAAGTAACATTCAGTCTAAGTATGCTGGTGAAGCGCAAGATGTATTACAAAGAGATTATGAGATTGCGTCTCGCTTGATAGATAAGTTCAAAACCAAGGCTGGTGCTAAAGCTACCGCTATGGATCGTATAGATGCAACTAAGTTTGCTTCTGATGATAAGGCGTTACCCGGCACATTCTTTAACAGCCGACAGTCTGTTGCTGACGCTATAGAGTTGGTGGGTGATGCGGCTCTAGTTGAGCGTCAAGCAGCCGACTTTGTGGCTAAGAACTTAAATGGCAAGGATGCTTCCACTGCTAGAACATGGCTTACCAGCAAGCAGAACTCTGACTTCCTCAGTGCGCTGCCTAACGTGCGTAGATCAGCAGAGGCTTACATAACTAACTTAGAACGCGCTGAAGCTAGAGCTGCTGGTGCTACCAAGGTAGAGAAGCGACTAGGCGTAGAACAAAAGCAAGCTGCGCGTGAGGCTGAGAAGGCTCCTGAACTTGGCGCTAAAGAAGCTGGCAAGGTAACTGAGCAAGCGCAGAAAGAAGCGAACCGGATTTTAGGCACTACTGAACCTGCTGCCCGTGTAAGCGAGATCATCATGTCTGGTGATCGAACACTGTGGGATCGTATAGCTCCTGCTATTGCTGCTGCCCCTAAAGGCAGAGAGATACTTGGTGAGTCTGTGCGGCAGGTATTAGCTGACCGTGCTACTCAGGGAGTCTTCGGCGCTATGCGTTTTTATGAAACAAGCCTAAAGGATTCTCTACTTAGAACTGGCTTGATAGGCAGGAAAGAAGCGGATCAGATTAGCCGCCAGCTAGATGAAATTGCTAGTGTTTCAATTTCTGAGGCTGAGAAGTTGACGTTTATGGGTAGACTAATTAAAAATGCAATTGTTGGTTATGCTGTTCCTAGAGCTGGAACTGGAACAATCAACAGTATCGGGGATGTAATAAACCAGCGTGGTCAAATCAACTCTGCTGCGCCCAACTTAGGAGCAAGATAATGATGTACGGTAAAGATTACTCGAAAGATGAAATGCGTAAGATGGAAGAAGATACTCGTCGTGCTGGCGAGAATGAGGTTCGTGGCTCTGCTGAAGCTCAGAAGAACCTAGGCCGCACTCTAAAGCCATCTATGCCGCAGCGTATGGGCAACCGTAAGATGAAGCGCTAGGAGGCTGCTATGCCATTAGTTAAAGGCTTTAGCCAGAAGTCTATGAGCAAGAACATTTCGAAAGAGATGAAGCGTGGCAAGCCTCAAAAGCAAGCCGTAGCTATTGCTTATAGCGTTGCTCGTAAGGCAAAGAAAGAAGCTAGAGGTCGTATGCGATGAGTAGGAAAAAGGATAAGGGGATAAATCCTGAACTCGAAGAAGCAATCAGCAAGTCTTTGAAAGAAGTGATGGCAGACACTACCGCCAGCATTACGGAAAAGATGAAAGTCATAGACCGTGCTTTGAAGCTGGAAGCTATTAAACTAAAGCTAACAGACGACGAGTGGGGAAGTGGATTTGCAACTGATGAAGATGAGTAGTATTATCTGAATACCATTGTTATAAGGGGATATTCATGGATGCTACTTCTATTATCAGGATTGCACTTAGCGTATTAGCTGGCAGGTTGTTGGTATTTTTGGCTTTAGGCATGGTTTGCGGTATGACTTCGTGGGCGATGTGGGGGCCGCAATGGGAAAGATTAGTTGCGCTATGTATCATCTATGTGGTGCTTTAGCGGTTCTGGTGATCGCAAGAACAGCCCAACTGATATGGTGAAAGGCCAGAAAAAGGTTTACTGATGGCTAATAATATTGCGTTTCAACCAATGGGCAACTGCGTTGTTGCTACTGCTTCGTCTGCTAATACCCAAGGTAATGTTGTTTCTATAACGGCTGTTAGTCCGGTAAACCAATACTTAGTCTTTAATACGAGTAAAGATTACCCTGTGTTTGTTGCCTATGGTGAAACTGCAAACATTACAGCAACTATCCCAACGTCTGCTGGCGCTCCGGTAGTGGCAATTCCTCCCTACTCGGAAAAAGTATTTACTGGCCCACAAGTAAGCTTAACGAAAACTGTTTACGCTCGAATTATTGGGCCTCACAACAACGCTGAGATTTACATTACTCCGGGAGAAGGTCTATGAAAGACTACATTCTTGACAGAGCAAGAGAACCATCAACGTGGCGTGGAGCTATCCTATTCTTGACTGCAATCGGTGTTCCTATTGCTCCGGCTTTGAGCGAGGCTATTGTTACTGCTGGCCTTGGTCTTGCTGGCTTAATTGGTATGCTGACCGCTGACCATCGTGACTAAGATAGATTGGTCAAAGTACCCTAACTTTACCGCTGCGGAGTTTTCGTGCAGTCATTGTGGCGCAAACGAAATAAACGAAAGCTTACTAAGCAAGCTTCAACTACTGCGGAACAAGTACGGAAAACCGATGAAGATAACGTCAGGTTATCGCTGCCCGAAACATCCCATAGAAGCGAAGAAAGCAGCTCCGGGGGCACACTCTACAGGTTTAGCTTGCGACATAGGCGTTAGTGGATCAGAAGCGCATCAAGTCTTATCACTGGCTATGGAGTTAGGCTTTACTGGTATCGGTGTGCAGCAAAAGGGAACAGGAAGATTCATTCATGTTGATCTAACCGTTGGTCAGAATCGACCTACTGTGTGGAGTTACTAATGCCTAAGAATCCTAGTTTAGCTGTAGGCCGTGGTGAGAAGCTTCCAGCAAGCAAAGGCGCTGGATTGACTGCCAAGGGTAGGGCTAAGTACAATCGTGAGACAGGAAGCAATCTGAAGGCTCCTGTCACCACTAGCAAGCCTAGCAAGTCTGAGGCTGGCAGACGGGCATCTTTTTGCGCTCGTATGGGTGCAATTGTTAAGACAGCCAAGAATTCTGAACGTGCTAGAGCATCTATGCGGAGATGGAAATGCCGATAGAAGGTGACATGAATCAAGATGTAATGGAACTTATGCGTCAAGAGCGCAGCCCAGACTTCTTGTCACAAGCACAGAAAGAGTATCCATATCTAAAAGATAAAGAGATAGACATACTCTATAACCCAAAACCACAAGAACAAAGATACCTAGAGTTTTATCCTCCTGACGAACCCGGTGCGCCAGATATGCCGCGCCCAAAAGAATTGCCTATGGGTAGAGTAGGCATGGAGGTATTTCGTTCTGATGTGCGTCCTATAGATATTCTTGGTGATTACGTATCTCACTACGGTGTGCAGTCTGA